CTTTTTCATCACCGAACCATCAGTCATTACCCAATCAACACCCTTGACCAAGGCATCAATAGCCGCACCCACCAGCAAAGCCTGAATGCCACCTTTCAACAAGTTTTTAGTGCCCGCCTTAATCGTATTCAAACCAAAAGATGTACCACCAAGAATCCCACGCACCGGAACGTTTTTTGGAGAAGCCGGAATGTAATCACCAGACAACGGCGAGATATAGGCCTCTAAGGCACCATCAACAATGGCGTAGCTTGATGCACTCTCAGCAGCGACAGCAGCAGACGGCATATTGACCGGTTGACGCGTCGACGCCTCTACCTTTGAAAGAACGCAAAACAGCAGCAGCCACCCGCAACAAATCCGCCAAACGCTGCCAGAACGAGCCATATCATGGGTCTACCTATCAAATTGAAGTAAAAAAAAGGGCTCCCACTGGGAACCCTCAAGTTTTCCGACGTGGGGATCAGAAGAAGCTGGCAACCTTGTTAACAGCCCACTTGGCGAAGTTCGGCGCAATCTTGACCACGCCCATTGCCACGATGGCCGTAACGCAACCAGTCGCAACCACGCCACCAATCATGGCGGTAAAGTCGACATCACCAGACGCCGCAAACGACATCGGTGCGACAACACTGGCCGCGACAGCAGTAGCAGCAGCCGCTTGAGTTTTGGTCATTGCAAACAGCGATTTGAGTTGTTTCATAGTTCTTCCACCTGAGTAGTACTTGAGAAAAAGCCGGCAACCTCACCGACTGAAGATGCAACCGCAGCAAGGAAAATAACCAAGCCGAAGCACGCAGCAAATGCAGCTCCAAAGGCAATTGGATCAGGATAGCCAAAGAGTCCCGCAATCGTCATTGACCCGGCAAAATCTGCCGGAGTTTGTAAAACGTAACCCGTGCAATTGCCATCAAACTCACCCTGGACAACAAGACGCCGATCAGAGTCAATTACAACGCACAGAGGCAACATGATTAAGCCTCGCCAGCAGCAGCAAGACACGCACTACAGGCATAAGCATCAGCCCGATAATTTTCGAGAGCGTCCGCAAGATCATCATCAAACAACTGCTGACCACAGATCATGCAATCAGGCTGATAATCTATTTCAATATCAGAATCAGACATCGCTATTTACTCCGAGCGGTTTAAACACCAACTGTCGCGTTTGAATTACGGACGACAAGCCAGAGCAATCAGGACACACAGTAAAAAAAGGAGGAAACAAAAGATCATGTAAGCCATCCTTTGAAACAGCAGGCATAGAAAAAAGCTGACCGACCACGCAGAAACATGAGTCACAAACAACGCGGTCGATAATAACCATTACGCTCTGCCCTACCCGACCTTAACTTGAGAAGGTCCAGCTTGAGCAGGACGTTGCTCAGCGATGCGAAGCGGGATGCCAGCGAGCTGATAATTAAGCTCCTTGTATTTCTCGTTATATTGAACTTCGAACGGAGCATAAACCTCAACGCCTATCTGAGTTCGATAGACATTATGCAAACCGTCTTTAGCGGTATTACCAAAAACGCCCAACTCATAAAGAGTCGTCTCAATCAAGCCATTGCGATTGAGGCTCTGAGCCTGAATACCAACAATCGCCCAGGGCTTTTCTGGAGTGCCCTTGTCTACAACACCGACAACAGTACCTTTGAGAATTTTCATTGATCAGTTCCTACCAGTTGGGTGAAATGCCCAGCCGGGCACAGTTACTTGTTTGTCACGACGAAACGTCAGTAGTTGACGCTTTGAAAATTGACGCTTGACTTGGTCAGACGAAATAGCCTGCAAGAAAACACGCATAATTGAATTAGCGAGATCAGCAGAATCAATATGCCCGCTGTCATGATCAGCAATTTGATTCTCCACAGTGAAACGAAGCATCTGATATTCAGACTTATTCATAGCTGAGCCCAGTTAACGACACAACCAAACAATGCAAAAATACCCATAGCCAAAAAAGTTATAGCAATAGCGTTAACAAAAAATATGCCAATAACCTTAAGCAAGTCCATTAATAACCCATCCATTCAGCAACAGAGGGTGTGCCAGCTTCATTGCGGTCAATAAACCAGATGCGCTCAGGTTTGGCGCCCTGCTCTTTCCGAACTTCCAGCGACTTCAATGTTTCTTCAACTTGCAAGGCCAGAACAGGACTCATAAAAGCCTGAACGTGCCGTTGCTGCTCCAGCCGAAGACGCTGACCAGAGGTCAATTGAGTGCCTTGAAAGCTGACAGTTCTCATGCCGCTGCCTGCTGAACTTGCTGGAGGTGGTTCGGGCGCTGATACCAAGACGGGATCGCAAGCGGCTGCTTGATGATCTCGCGGCACTGGCGAACAAAAACAGGAGCGAAACGGCTGGTATCGCAGGCGTTACGAATATTGATACCGATGCGGTTAAGCCGTGCGGCGTGGGTCTGAACTTGGCTTTTCGAAAAGTCGAACGCCTGACCAGTCATCCACTGAATGGCGTACATAGCCGTAGTATTTGCGGCGCGTGTAGTGTCAACGATTTTCTCAGCCAACAACTGTTCACTTATGCTAACGATATCCATCGCAGTCACCTTTAACTTTTGGTCGACTTTTAAGAACTCATCATGGAGTTCATTAAAACGAGATTCTTTAAATAGACCCCAGTGGCATAAAGCCTCGCGCTGGAGCATTTCACTTTTAAGTTCCTGTTCCATACGGACGACGCCGTTTTCAAAACAGTAATTTCTCACTTTTTTAACATATGCAAACTCTGCCGACTCTTCACCAAAGGCACGCTTTATCTTTGGAAGACAGTTCTGATCCATTTCAAATGCTTTATCGTAAGCTTTGCGATACTGGAGACGACCGCCTTTGCCATTGCCTTTGGGCGTCCAGGAGACCGTTCTTCCATTTGGATAAAGAAACCCAATGGAATGACCAATACGCTGGCTAGACACGCCACGAAGGTATGCAAGGACATTGCCCTCCCCCATAGAAACGTTGGTTGTTAAGTCAATTCGCTCAATCTTTGCGCCGTCAGAAACCCAATCACTCGACTTGCCGCCAGACTCACCTTGGCGCAATTGAAGCTCCGTGCATTTGGTGAAAGCAGGTAAGCCATATTCCCGAAGCAAAGCGTTGTATACAGAAACGCATTGCTCAACGGTCTGATAGCCGAAAAGATTATCCAACCGCCCTACCCGGCTTGGGTTTCCTTCCACTCGAATTTTCCGACCCTGAACGTGAATGGTCACTGAGGTGGAAAAGCTGGCTTCATGCTTGAAGCGAGGCTGATGCGTGCTCAAAACCTCATTGGTATTAGCATCAATTGTCAGGGTGAACACATCGCACACAACCGGCAGGTCGTGATCGTGTTCCTGCGAGATAGTCAGCCAATCGATAAACATCAAGAATCCTGTCAAGACCCACATCCGAGACGTCAAGGTATATGATGTGATCCTAGAGAGTCAAGCTGAATGTGATCCCAAATAGGCCCATATGCGAGCCATGTTTTTATATACAGGAGATAACATCCTTGAACCAAACGCGTGATGAAGGTACAGAGGCAATGAGCATCGGTGAAAACCTAAGCAAAGCCAGAGAGGGTAAGGGCCTTACCCAAGCGCAAGTGGCTGCCAACGCCGGAATTCCGCTGTCCACTTACAAGAAATATGAGGTGGGATCACAGCCGCCACCAGGGGATCGGATCGGGGCCCTTGCTAGAGCTTTAGGGATTTCTGCTGACGAACTCGTCATGGACGCATCAGAAAGAAATGTGTCAGAGGAATTAAGGGCAATTTTCATCCGCTTCGACATGCTTCCAGACGAGATGAAATCAATGGCAAGAATCGTCCTAAGAGGCATCTTACAAAGCTTTGAACAAGAAACATTGAAGTAGGTGTGAACGTAAAAATCCCGGGTTACCGGGGTAAAGTGGGGGTGTAACAGCACCCCCACCCGCTGCGCTCCGAAAACCTGAGAAGCAAGGAAGCAAAATGCACTGGATCCTATTCATCGGGCTGAACCTAAGTGTGAACACGACCATGGGAGCCTTCGTGAGCGAGCAAGAATGCAACGAAGCCGCAGACAAGTACCTAGAACTGATGAACAAAATCGGAGCAGCAGCAAGCTGCATACGAGACGACAACCCAATCTTGACTTTGCTCAAAAATAAATCGCGCTAAGAAATCAGACCTGCCGGGACCTGTCCTGATGTAGTGCTGAGCGTCACGGGACCGTGAAGGCTACGCAGATAGACCGAGGCAAAAGCTTTGGCTAACCAATGCGCGAAGTAGGCTTGGCGGCGATCTGGCGAGGTTGGAACGCGACAAAAACCCTCAGTGATTAGGTGATCGCTGGGGGTTTTTATTTGGCGGGAAATCGGCCGGCTTTGCCGGGTATCGGCGCAGAAAATAATGAGCCTGGCTCGCGATAAGTGTGGCGCCTAATGCCCTTCGGGCCGGTCGAACTCACGACTGCCAACGCCAATGCCAGTCGCCAGAAATAAGCTTATGAGCAACAGCAAAAACATGGTCAGAAGAGAAATAAAACCAGATCGATAGACCAACCGAAAGGCCGATCGCGTACGTAATCCACTCAACGAAACGACTTGGCTTGTACTGTTTTGGCGTCAAAACCTGCTTGGCCTGTTCGACAACAGCAGGCGAAGGACGCGACCAATCAGGGTCGTTATGAGCCTCTTGATTTCTGTACTTCATGTCAGAAAAACCACACGGGATGGGCTCGCATAATGGACGTTATGGCTAAATCCGTCACCGGGCGCGAAGCGATTTTCCCGGTGCCAGATTCTGGCCGTTGGCCGCAAGTACCATAACGTCTGGGATATTATGCGAACCCATAGGTTTCTCTTGCGGGGCGGTGTACGCTTGCTTTCAGAGCTAAAACGTCTAACTACGCTAAATGACTGTTTGGTTTAGTTATATGTTGATCAGCCGAACAAATCATTTGAGCACGCTATTCCCACCACGACTGGTATCTGCCACGACCGTAAAACCAGCACCGGAAGTCGAACGACTGGAAACTGAACCACCAGACTGCCCACTCAACGGCTCAGCAAGCTGAGACGTCTCGCGGGCTGGCTTTATGTCGGTAATGGCTTGTCGAGAGACTTTGCCCCAGTTGTCCAACGGCCATGGTCGAACCACGTAAACAACACCCTGTTTAGAAATCTCAAGACCATAGTCAGTGCGTTTGATATCCCAACCCAAGGCCGCTACGGAAGCACGGTTAAAACGTTCCTTGATGTGATAGGAAGCGTCTACCACGTCAATCTGAAATTCTAGCCAAGGTCGAGTGTCACCGGCCTGCGGTGAGCGCTCAAGCAGTCCGGCCAATCGCAAGTCATATTTACTGGCCATCTTGTCCAGATAATCAATCGGCACGGGCTTTGACGGCTGAGCATCCGGTTTTGGCTCAGCAACAACAGGCGCCGTTTTTGCGACTGCCCCAGGAGCAACAGGTGACGAAGATCCAGGAACAGTTGATTGCGAAGAAGGAGACTCAGAAGCAGGCGCAACCACCGGCGCATGATGGAAAAAACCCCAGATGTAATACATGGCGTACAAAAGCAACGCAGCAAAAATCAGCGCATAAACCTTGTGTTTAGTTTGAAAAACGCCGTAGCGCTTATCTTTATAATTGGCCTTGTTCTGAGTTTCAGCCCGATGCGACTGATACAGAGGAAAAAAAGCCTTGTTATACGGCTTGGTGCCCTCAGCGGTACGCTTGAATTTATTACGCCCTGAGTTGCTGTAACTGGCCCAATGGAACGAATCCTCTTTGCCCATCATATCCAGCTTGGTGTAACGGGTATAACGCTGGAGACGCTTACGCCACGTCGTGTGCAACTCAGTTAAATCCTGACCCATGATCAGAATATCAATACCAAAATGCCCGTGTTCAGTCACAAACTTTGCCCACTGAGGGGACAACGGCTGACGATCAGGAGGCCAAAACTGGTTTATTTCATCCCATATCCATAAAGAATCAGTAACAGCATGCTTTAGGAATTCATCTTTTACCCAAGGTACAACCTTCTCCTCTTCATGATCTTCAAAGGGATGGACAAGTGTAATAAGCAAACGCTCTACAGTTGGCAACGGAATAACCAAATATTCAGACATGGCCTTTTTATCGATGCCATGAATATTGGTCACAACCGTGCGACCACGCGCAAGCGAATCAATGATGTGTTGCATAGCCTCAAGGCTTTTGCCCGAACGAGGAAGTCCTTCGCTACCAAAAATCATATCAGCCCCCTACCCTTACCATTGACCAAGCGTTAACGCTTTGCGAGTGAGTCGAAAGGCAACACCTAGACCAAGGATTGCCAACGCTTGCGGAATACCAAAAAGACTAACGAAATAAAGCACCGTGTCAGGCAACTGATTGAACAGCGCTTGAAGACTGTACTGCGTTAAAAACTCAGGCGCCGGAATCTTATTAACCAGATAAACAACACCATCCAAAATGCCCTCAAGAATCTTGACCGGAATATCAAGGATAAATGCCATGAAGTCTTTGAATAGACCGCCAAACCATTCAAAGAATCGAGCGACCCACGCCAAAAGCGCCCCAAACCAACTGGCAATCGTACTAATAATGGCTTGCATAATCAGCCTCAGTCTAAGAAGGCTTGGCGGAATGCCAAGTAAGCACAAACAATGGACATGACAATTTTTGCGTACTGCGCCATTGAAACGAACCACGGCTGAC